ATACCTGTGGTTGATCCATCAGGACTTGCCATGCTTGCCCGGGCCGCCGGTTCCGTGCAGTAAAAAACCCCCACATTTCTGTGGGGGTTCTCTATGTTACTCTTCTGCGAGTTTCTCAAAGTATGACATTGCGTCATCGTCAACCTCTACGGTAGGGGCTGGTTCTGGTTTAGTGTCAACCTTGATTGTTGAACTTGGTTCATCTTCCATCAAAGTCTGAACTGTGGTATTAGCAACGACAGTGCCAGACAGGACCGCATCCAGACGAGTCTTCAACTCATCATAGGACTTGAAGTTAGTGGGAGATGTGAAGTCAGCAAGAGAATATTGCTTACCATATATTCCCTCTAGTGCATCGTCATCGCCTTCAAGTAGTGCAGATTTATTATCGAACGATGACAGGTCATAGTTCCAATATCCATCTACCTTACGCAACTTCAGTTTGAAGTTTGCACCTTCCCAAAAATCAAAAGGGTTGACAGGTTCAGCGTCAGGAAACGGAGGCTGCATTGCTTCCATCACCTTATCAAAAATCTTCTTACCAAAACGGTATAGAAAAACTTTACCCTCATTTTCTGGATTTGATGCATCACTCACAACATAAATGTTAGAGTAATATTGCAGCTTACGCTTCTGCTTACGAGCAATCTCTTTATCTGACTCAATACCAGAGTTCCAGAGTTTAGAGTTATACTCCGACACAGGGTCATTATTACCAAGCGTAGTCAGTGAGTTTTCGATATACCACTGGCCAGTTGGACCTTGGAAAGCATGGTTCCAAAGTTTCACCCAAGGAAGGTCTTCACCCTTTGGTGCGGGCAGGAAACGAATGACGGCATAACCATTGCCGGTCTTATCCATCGTAGGTTTCCAAAGACGTTCATCAACGTAAGACTTCTTTTCTAGGGGGGCAGATTCTTTCTGGGCAGCACCCAATAGTGAATCCAAACTATTCTGTTTCTTCAATGCAGCAAACGACATTGTATTCTCCTTATGTTTAAATATGTTTCGTATGTTAAAGTATGTTTAAATGTATCATTATGTAATAGTAAATGTCAATACTCCTTTATTTATAATCTTCCAATAATAGCTCTTTACAGAACTCTTCTTTTGACAAGTGCGTTACATTGGAATGGTAGTCTTGCACTGTCGAACCATGCCAACTCTTAGTGCCTTTTATTTTGCAGTCTACCCAGTGAAATTTTCTACTCTTATACTTGTCAAAAATCTCACTCATTTGGTTCATCCAGTTGACAGGATTGAACCCTTTCGCATCTGCGGGCAAATAGTTGTCTGTCCCTTTGTATATGTTATTGAGTGATTCATTGTATGTGCTCAAATCAAACCCCAACATATAAATGTCTTCTGCATCCTGTTCGTGACATGCCAGTAATAAGGCCATATTACCAGTTGATAGATTAGGATTGCCTACATCTTTAATGTTGTCATTCTCATTTACATAGGTGATCCAAATACCAACATCTTTTTCCATCTTGAGTTTAAGGTCATCCATGTCTAGACTTGGATGCATCTTCATCATATATTCAACAGTCTCATGAACCGTTGCAGGGTCTTTGCCGGATATCACACATTGATCAGTTTTATTCTCACTCCTATGAATAAATGCATCTGGTATATCAAATCCCATGAGCATCATATCAGCAACCTCTGATGGAACAATACTCCAGTTTGAAAAATAACACTTTCCCGTGTACCCAGAGTCATATATTTCCTGTTGCATTGCATAGTCCATAGCAACAAGACTATCTGGCATTGCGTCACGGTAAACGGCATTGCAGCCCCATGTCTTCACATCGTCCCATTTAGTATCTGGGTTATACCAAGACCGAGACTCACCGTTTCCCATGACAACAGCTTTACTCATGACCGTAGAGCGTCCCAACTTGCGGGAAACAATTCCTCTGATAATTTATCAATACGGTCAGCGATCATCTGTGTCTCTACCTGTGCATCTGGTTTACACCGCAGATTGCATACACGGGCAAACGCATACAGTGTGCCACTCCAATACCATTCAGTCATCATTGACTGTGGAAGAACAATACGAGCCTGTTCTGGACATACGCCCTTTCTCAATAGTTGTTCGTATGTCCACTTTGATTTACGCAAAATCTGATCATAATCATCAACCATAGAACGGCCGCATCCAGCGGGGGGATTAATATCAATCTCAGTGTCAGAGGAACCTTGTTTTTTATCATCAGCTTTTCCTCGCCAAATTAACGGCGTGTAAAACTCTGGCTCCTCATCAACATATCGCCTTGACACCTCATTCCATGTCAAACCAATCTGATGCTTGACTAACTGTCTTGCGACAAACACAGGTGCTTTGATATGAAACTGCAAAGATGCATGACCAAAGGGACTCCAATGATTATGCTTTGCGAGATAGTTAATCAGTTTGGTGTCCTTATCATCATCAAAATTTTCATGCACCTTTGCAAAAGAAACACGGGCAGCATTGACTACCGACAAATCACTTCCCATACTATCGACTAATGTAACATCCATCACTTCAATAAATCCTCATGTTTTGCTTGTTTTTCTCTTCTTATGTTATTTAACTCTGCTCCAGTTTCTTTCTCTTTGAAAATATTATCTATCCATTTTCTAAACCATCTAAACATAATCACTCCTTTAAAAAATGGTGCCGGCGGTAAGATTTGAACTCACGACCTGCTGATTACAAATCAGCTGCTCTACCAACTGAGCTACACCGGCACACATCCCTGATATCCTACCGTCGATTACGGCGAGGACGAAACCCTGACGGGCGTTGAGTTGCGAGAGTTTTTACTCGCTCCTTCAACTCCTCGTTGGCTTTGACCAACTCGGCATTATCAAAACCAAGCACTTTAACTTGGTTTTCCAGTTCTTTTACCTTGGAGGCAAAAAAACCTTCTTCACGAATGGCCGGGTTGCCATCCAGATGCATTGTTACTTCCATTTGAAGTCTCCATTGCAAGAGTTGCTGCCATCAGTCCTGACAGTTGAACATAATCTAATATTATCATAACACATTGTATAATGTCAAGTTCCTATATAGGTAATTTTGCTTGTCTTGGTAAAAAATTTAACTCTCTGGCATCGGCCTCAATTTTTTCTTTGAGTGCTTTTGAGATTAGGGGAGAGATGCCTTCTAACTCTAGTCCTTCTTTTTCGCAATACCAGAGAACAGCATCCATGTGAGAGATTTTCTTTTCTTTAACTATATTTTCAATATTCATACAAAATGTCTTTGGTGAGTTTAATAACATATTTCATCCTAAAAAAAGTTTGGGGGCTAACCGTAGACCCCCACGGATGTATTACGGCATCACCCGTTAGACATTACGCTGTGCGTAGTGCCTTGTAACCAGCTGCGATAACAGCCCGTGTAGCAGTACCTAAACGATACTTCCGATACACGGTCTTTTCACCTTTAAACTCGCTAGTGCGATTATTTAGATAAACAGGATATCCCTGCATACGCAACGAACTAATAAGTGCCCGAACATTTTTGACACCATAGCGAGATGCAATCTGCTTTGCCGTAAGTTCTGCTCCGCCTTTAAGTGCCGAAATGACTTTTTCGGATTTAGATATTTTAGTTTTAGTAGCCATAATATAATTTCTCCTTATTCATGACAATTTCAAAATGGTGGAGCATGTAGGAATCGAACCTACGACCCCCTGCTTGCAAAGCAGGCGCTCTCCCAACTGAGCTAATGCCCCACTTAAAGTGGTAGGTTATTCTGTTGCCAAGGAACCTACCGAAACTCCGAACACTTACTGCTTACGCAGCAAGAGCCATAGGTGCAAAATTATCGTTTGCATTTACTGTAATAACCTATAAGGTGGTCAATCCACAATTCTCCACTTCTCTAATTAACACCTGTCGAACCTATTTCGCCCCCATCAAAAGAAGACTAGATATATTATCCCGGCAAGCAAGGTTATGTCTGCACATATACTCCAAACGATATATGCTCTAAACATCCACTTACTTACCCTTTGTACTAGAGGGTTCTTCATCTTGACCCCCTATCAATACCTGTTCCACTATAATCTCCTTTTGGTGGAGGCGGGGGGTATTGCACCCCCGTCCAGTATGTCTTTCAATCTGTTTCATCAAACTGTATTATATTTATACCATGCGGGAATATATTTGTCAAGGACTAAATTGAGGTTTCTTCAGATTTTTTTTCTGATACAAATTTACCAGTTGCAAGCACCCAACCTAGAGAATCTTGATCTGCATTACCAACTCCCAAAACAACACTTGCTCTTCCGGCATGGTCTTTATAGTGGACTAATGCTCTCTGCACTAGAAACCGCATAGACCCTTCAAAACTTATACACACACCCATCATAATTGATTGGCTCATTGTCATTAAGACAAGTTCTTCAGACTTGACATCTGCATGAACGATTTCCAAAATTGATTTTTCATCTTTACAAACAAGTCCCACTGAGATTAAGTCGCCAACCGTCCACTCTCTACTGTTATCTGCTGTAGCACTAGGAACGCAAACCAAACTGATAAATACGCTTATGAGGGCTATCATTAGATACTTCATTTTTCTCTCTCCATTCATTGATGGTTTCGATGAGAGGCTCAATATAATCATGTTTTTGTTTTATAAATTCTTGAACGGTTCCGTCTTCTGTGACCACAAGAATCACTACTTGTTCTACGATTATGCCGGTTCTCTCACCAAACATTTCTGCGTAGGCCGACCCTTGAATGTAGTAGTTTTCATTCCATGCATCAATACGTTCTTTAGTTGACGTTTTGAAGTCGATAATTGATAACTTACCTTTGTAGTCAGCAATGCAATCAACTCGGCCTGCTACTTTATATTTATCACTGTAGAGTCCTGCTTCTTGTGCATATATGTGGTCAATGTGACACAGTGCTTGTTCCCTAAAAACCTTAAACAAAGCATATGGTAGAAAATGTTTCTTGTGCTTATCCCACTTATCAGGCCATTCAAGATGCACATTGTTTAGATAGTCCTCACACATGTGATGAACTTTTGTGCCTCTTGCAGCAGCAGTTCTTGCAATGTGATTTGCAACATCTTCACCAACACGCTTACGCCACTCAAACAGTCCTTTTTTATTACGGACTGATAGAACAGTAGTGATGGATGGATACTTGTTACCTTCTGGTGTTTCGTATAGACGAACACCGTCAGTGGTCTTTGCCTTAATCTCTGGTAGAGAAACGGGATTGTGTTTGAATATTTCAGATTTCATTATGCTAATGCTCTAACTCTTTCTACTAATCTGTCTGCTCGATTAGTCACTTGACGATACCATGTGGAATCAACCATCTCATCTGCGGCGGCATTCCAATCACGGGAATCCACACCACGCTTCATACCCTTGAATTTACTCAAACGAGTGCGGCCCATGTTGAACATCATATTTGCAATTACTTGTTGAGCTTCTTCCGGCAAATCATCGAAGTCTGGATAAAGGATGTTGCAGTCTGACAAGACGCTTTGGACATCCGACTCGAAGGCTTCAACAACTCTATCGGCAGAGACAGGTGTTCCGACCGATTGACCGTGCTCGGCGTCAGATTCAATGACCAAATGACCAATACCAAAAGTAGCATAACCAAGATGATCATTATAAATTTCGCATACGCATCCTTCATCAATTTCCAGCTGTTTTCTAAGTTTATCAATATCCATATTTATTCTTCCTCTTCAACGGGAAACATGTTTATGTTTGCAGATAGACTTCTGCGCTCCCCTTCACCAGTGAAAGGCAGCACGCTATGATTCAACCAAGATGGGAACATCAATAACTGTCCTATCTCTGGTTTAACATATTGCTCTGTGCTTGGTTTTAACTTCTTTATATCAGTTGTAGTGTTAGTTCCCCAACAAAAACGAGTGTAACCATCGGTCACACCAGAGGCACCTGTAAGTGATGTAGAACCTAAACTACCATCCCCACTGGAGATACCCATTGGAATTGTCAAGTACATGATACAAGATAAACCAATGTCGGCATCAGATGGATGATCATGTTCTGGATTATAATCTCCAGCGTAACTACGATTGACCCACATAGATTTTACTTTTGGATTATATTTCTTTTCATTACCTGTTATTGAACGATCAACCCATCCATTGTTATCAGTCACAGCATCAGATTCAGCATGTCCCATATATTGATTAGCCAACCTACACAAGTATTCAGCAAATTGTTCCCCAACATCATCGTCATCATGAGGAAAAATTAATTGAGCAGAATTTTCATGATTTTTAATTTGACCAACTAAACTACCAGACGCATCTATATTTTTATCAAATACACTTTCCTCAAGGTAATCATTAAGCTCTTTTGCAATTTCAAAACCAAAGTTACATGACATTAGAGTTAATGCCGTTTTTGTGTTGTATGATATTTCCATAATATTTACTCCAAACCAATTCCCATTTTTGTCTTGTTGATTAAATAACTTCGCACAAAGCCAGACCTTACAATATCACCAATCGTAAACTCTGTGCAATTAAATTCTTTCATTTCCTCTAGGATACGCATAAAATCGTGTAGTCCATTTTTTTCATTGTTCTTAATTAAATCTGTTTGACCGAAATCTCCACAGAACATAATCTTAGAATCTTGGCCTACCCTAGTGATAATCGTATCTAATTCGTGAAAGTTTAAGTTCTGACATTCATCTACTATAATGATACTATTATCAAATGTCAATCCCCTTAGAAAAGAAGTTGACAGAAAATACAAACTACCCTGTGATTTTAGTTTATCATACAAACCATTGAATGCCTGTTCATTAGGCATCTCAAACATAAATTGAACCATATTTCTATATGGCACTTGATACAGTGCAGATTTATCCTCTTCGTCGCCTGGGAGAAAACCAATTTCTCTAGTTGGAATGAGTGACCGAACCAAAATAACTTTATCGGCTGATTTCTTCAAATCCATAACTTCTTGTAGAGCAAGATACATTGAGACAAAAGTTTTTCCTGTCCCTGCTGCACCAAACAAAAATTGGTTTAGTCCTTTCTTCCATGTGGAAAAAATTTCTTTTTGATTGTCTGTGATTGGTTTAATCGTAACCAAATCGTTCATGTTTATTTCTTTGTTTTTCTTTGAGGCCATTTCTTTCTCATTCTTATATTTTATATTAAGGTGAGGGGAGTGATCCGGGCACTCCCCTCTGATGCATAGGCGGATTGACTTCCCAGCTTACATAGACGCTGTGCATCGGTGCTGAAGTTTGATGTTCTCGCCTGCACCATTTCTATTTATTTAGATTATCTAATTTACTTTTATATTTTTTAGTAACTTTGGTAAATGAATCCTTCGCCTTTCTTTGACTAGCAGTCCTAGATGTCCCATACTTATCTGCCATAGGAGACAAAGGATTATTATCAGCGATATTTCCCATTACATCATTAAACCCAGAATCAGTTTTAGGACCAACACCCATCATATGGTCACCAGCAATGGCCACTGGTTGATACACTCTCTCCGCCTTTGGATTATTTTTTATATAATCATCATATTCCGATATGAGCATGGTTACATCATATTCTATTCCAGCTTCTGCATTCATAAAGGTGTACGTTGGCATTATTCTTCTCCTGTAGTCTCATTTGCTTTTGGATTGCCTTCATTCATAAAATTAGGACAAAATCCAGCATACATGTTTGCAGACATAACTATTCTTTTATCAAAAGTATCATTTGTGTAGTGAATCAAGTTTGATGGAAAAATTAACATGTCTCCCTCTTTGCATGGTATCTTTAATTTATTCTGATTAAATGATGGTGCCTCATCAGATAAAAAAGACAAACTAGTTTCCTCACCACCTGTAGACAGATATAGGGCACAAGAGTAGTAATTGGGATACTCTATGTGACGGTGTGGTTCAACAAAACTCTTATCTTTGTAATGAGCTACCCATGAATTGAATGTTGCAAACACATAGTGAAACATGCTGTTGTCAAAAAATGGCGGTTGATTTTGATTTGGGTGTGGATAGTTCAATCTTGTCCTGATGCAGAAATTCGCATGGTCCATAATCTTATGGATGATTGGAGCGACACTATCTTCAGTATGAAGTTCCCAAATTGTGCGCCTAACATTACTGAGGTTATCTTCAATATCCTCGTCAAGCATATCTTTCGTGGCTTCAACTAATTCTTCACATGTTTTCTTTTCAATTGATGTTTTTAGAATAAAGTCATTTTT